GAATTTGACAAGTTTGAGTTTACGGCTGTATTCAAACGAGTAAAGCTTTCTGAACTTGAGTCTTTAGGGGAAGAGTCAGGATTGCCGTTATTGAAGAAAGTGATGATTGGCTGGGAAGGAATCCAGGATGAGGAAGGTAAAGAAGTGCCTTTTTCCAGCAAAGAGCTTGAATCGTTCTCTGACGATGTTGACTGGGTGAAAGCTGTCCTTGCGGCTTACACCAAAACTTACGAGGGAGCGGAAGCGGGAAACTAAGAGAGGCTGCGATTTATTGGGCGTCCGGCGGCAAAGAAGTCGAGGACAGCACCAATGATGATGCAGCTGCTTTTGGAATGATTTTGCCAAAGCCGGAGCCGACAGAGTCTACGGATTTTGAGGTTTGGGAAGAAAACTGGGATGCAGTCATCATGTTTCTGCGACTGCAGACCCAGTGGCAGGTTTCAATGAGTGGATATGTCGGATTGAAATATGAAGTACTGCTAGGTTCCGAAGGCTTGTTTGGCCTCTACAATGTGGAGGATCGTAGAGACATGCTTGAGCGTCTCCAGATAATGGAGGCGGCAGCCCTAAAAGAACTCCGGAAACGCTCTGATGGCAAAGGCAATTGACACTCTTTCCATCAGGCTTGATTTTAAGGCGGGATCTGGCTCTCAGCAGATAATTGACAAGATTGGCAATTCAATAAAAAACTTAAAAGTAATAACAGGCAAGACGGCTCCTTCTATTGAAAAAGTAAGAAGATCAATAAACGATTTTGCAAAGCAAGGCAATAGAAGCATCAGCACGATTGAAGGGCAAGTTACAGCATTAAGGGCATTAAGAAGAGAAGCAGACATTAATAGCAAGGAGTTTAAAGAGCTAACAGCTGACATTGGAAAATATGAAAAGCAGCTAACTAAGGCTCAAGGTCGAAAAGGTGGTGGTGGTGGAGCCCGTCAAGCAACACAGGTAGCTGGCGCAGTTATTTCTGGTGGCATTTTTGGTGGGCCTGAAGGTGCGGTGGGTGCGCTTGGTGGTGCTGCACTTGGTGGCGTTCAAGGTGCGTTTGCTGGTGCAGCTATTGGTGCTCAGCTAAAGGGCATTAGAGAGCTAACCGCTGGTGCAGCTGATTATGCAGCTGATATTGAGAAACTCAAAATTGCATTGGAAGGTGTTTCAAGAGTTGAGGGCAACGCTTCAGCAAGTCAAGCTAATTTCGCTAGTGCTTTGGATGCGGCGCGGGATGCTACTGAAAGGTTTAATGTCCCCCAAAGAGATGCAGTCCGAGGAGTAACTCGATTGACTGCGGCCGTAACTGGCGCTGGCGGACCCATTGCAGATGCTGAGACAACCTTTAAAAACGTTACTGCGGCAATTAAGGCCACTGGCGGCAGTACTGAGGACGTGAAGGGTGCCATCACTGCGATGGTTCAAGTCTTCTCCAAAGGCAAGGTTTCTGCAGAAGAGCTTTCTGGGCAACTGGGCGAGCGCCTTCCAGGTGCCGTGACTATGTTCGCCAAGGCGAACAAAATGACGCTGCCTGAGCTTCAGAAAAACTTGAAGGCTGGAACTGTTGGTTTGAATGAGTTGATGAATTTTATTGTTGAGTTGGGAGATACTTATTCTGGCACTGCTTCTAAAATTGCTAATTCAAACGCAGAAGCTGGCGCACGATTGGCTGTTGCGGTCCAAGACATGCAAGCCGAAATTGGAGCTGCCTTGATTCCGATTGGAGCGCAGTTTCAGAATGCATTTGCTGCATTTATAAAAGAAATAACTCCGTTTTTGACAGCAAATGTTCCTAAAGTAGCGAATCTATTCCTTGCTCTTGCGAAAAATTTAGACACTCTTGTTGTGGCGGCAACGACTGCTTTTGCTGTGTTTGCTGCAGCAAAAATTGCTGCAATCGTTTCAAGCCTTGGCGGTATAAAAACGATTTTAATTCTTATCAAGCAACAGTTGATCGCAGTCGCTCTAGCCAACCCATTCACTGCACTTGCAGTGGGGGCTGGAATACTTGCTGGCGCTATTTTCAACGCCTCCAAAGAACAACAAAGATTTAATGACTTGCTCAAACAAGGCAGCGTTGCTCAGGTAAATTCAGAGCTAACAAAATTAGAGAAAAGGCGTGACGAAGCGATTGTAAAGCTTATTGCGGCCAGGAAGAGAGCCGGGGATGACGATGGGTACAGCATGGTAAGTGGATTTGAGGCAGAGGAACAAGCGGTTGACAGGCTTAACAAACAAGTTGATCAGTTAAGAACAAGAAGGAATCAAATCACCGATACTGACCCTAGTCAAGGTGCTGCTGAAGGGTATTTGACTGGTCCATTTGAGCGTTTTGATTACGGTGGCCCTACGGCTGAAAAAGACTCAGGCACTGGTGGCGGCACAGGGCCGAAAGATATATCTGAGGCAAGAGCAGACGCATTAATTGCTGCTAATAACCTCAGGCAAAAAGGTGTGCAGATAACTAAAGAGGACATATTAGCGCAGCAAAAAATTGCACTAGAGGCGGCTAAGTCACTTCTTCCTCAAAAACAACGAGTAGAAATCAACAAAATTAACGTAAAAGCCGCTAATGAAATTTTTATATTAGAAGAGTCTCTTAAGAAGCAAGCAGAAGACAAGATCAAGAAAGAGCAAGAAAAAGCACTTGCTCTCAGCCAGATTAAATTGGTAACAGGAGAGATAACAGAAGAGGAAGGTAGACAGGCAGAGATCAGACAGCAAGCCTTTGAACTCACCAAGCTATTCCCCGAACAGTTTGAGGCTGTACGTGCTGCGCTCGAAGAAGCTTCAAGTCCTTTGGGCAAGTTCAAGGATGGCTTGAAAGAGGTGTTTGAGTCAGCAATGGATCTGAATACTGCATTGGGCGAGGCTGGAGTTCAGGCAGTGAGCAGCTTTGGCGATGCTTTTGCTGATTTTGTTGCGACAGGCAAGGCAAGTTTTGCTGATCTAACTAAATCGATACTGCAGGACTTGGCGCGAATTTTTGCAAGGGCTGCCATGTTCCAAGCTCTTGCGGCTATTCCAGGAGTAGGCAATTTCTTGGGTCTGGCAAAAGGTGGGGTAACCAAAGGCATGACTCCTCCTACGACAATTCCTGGCGGTGTTGGCGCGATGGCAGCAAATGGTCTTGCAGTAGCCAGGAACGGAATTGTGCCTTACGCCAAGGGTGGCTTAGTCACAAAACCAACCTTGTTTCAGTACAAGCAAGGTGGTGTCGGCAACTACGGCTTAATGGGCGAAGCTGGCACCGAGGCAATCATGCCTTTACGTCGTGGTGCAAATGGCAAGCTTGGGGTTGAAGCTTCTGGCGGCGGGGTTAGTAATGTAGTGGTCAACGTTGATGCTTCTGGATCTAACGTGCAAGGTGACCAGCCAAATGCCAAGGCACTTGGCTCTGCAATTGGTGCAGCTGTGCAGGCTGAGCTAGTTAAGCAAAAACGACCTGGAGGACTGTTGAGTTAATGGCCACTTTCCCTGATATTGCTCCAGATTATGGGGCATCGAAAAAAGCTCAACCAAATGTTCGGTCAATTCAGTTTGGATCGGGCTATTTGCAGCGTGCAACTTTTGGAATCAATCAAGATCCAAAGGTATGGGATTTGTCTTGGCAGAACAGAACAACAGCTGATGCAAACTCGATTGAAGACTTCTTGGAAGCCCGTGCAGGTGTTGAGTCATTTAATTGGTCGCCACCAGACGAGGCGACTACTTATAAGTGGGTTTGTCAAAGTTGGACTAAGACAATGCCCTATCTAAATTTGTTCAATATCACTGCTACTTTTGTTCAAGTGTTTGAAACCTAATGGCTTATCCTTACGTTCTTCATCGATGGCTGGCCGAGACGACATTTGAAGTCGGCGATGTTGTTCGTGCCAGTCCGGTAAAGGGGAACACCCTCGCTTTTAAGTGCATTGTTGCTGGCACAACAGCTAGCGCAGGTGAGTATGCGACTTTTGCAAGCCAAGAACCTGCGTTTCCCTTCAAAATTACGCAAACGCTTGTTGATGGAACGTGTACGTGGGAGGCTTTTGAGCCGTTAGCAGAGGAGTTATTAAAACTTGACCCAACAGCGATTATTGACCTGTTCGAGGTTGAGTTGACGCTGGAAGTTAATGGCATTAACGATACGTTGCGTTATCACCCAGGAAAGAACGGTCTAACGGAAGATCTTAAATTTGATAATGAAACCTATGCAGCTGTTCCTGTAGAGGTTGACGGGTTTGAGTTCTCATCTAAAGGTACGTTGCCACGCCCCACAATGCGTGTAGCAAACGTAAATAATGCAATCACCAGCTTGATTTTGCAATACGACCCGTTAGCCGCAAAGGTCAGGCGCATTCGCACTTTTGTCAAATTTATCGATACAACAAATTTCAGCCAAGGTTCGTCCTTTGCGCCAGATCAAGATGTGACTGATGCATTGGTGACTGAAGGCTCAGATAGTTTCATCATGGAGACCTTTAACGACACTTCTGACCCTGACGCCAAGATTGTTGAAGCTTGGTATATCGACAGGGTCTCATCTGAAAACCAACAATTTGTTGAGTTTGAGTTGGCTCCTAAGCTCGATCTTACCAATGTTCCATTGCCTGGTCGAACTATCGAGGAGTTCTGCCCGTGGAGGTATAGAGGTGCTGAATGTGGTTACACCGGAGACTCTTGCTTCACAGTGAATGACATAGCCATCCCTCAAAGCGGCAAGATTATTGTTAATGGCAAGGTGACTAATGACATTTGCGGCAAGCGTGTCTCTAGTTGTCAGGCCAGGTTTGGACAAAATACAGAGTTGCCTTTTGGCGGGTTCTATGGCGCAAGACTTCAAGCGTGAGGCTGCAAGGCACGCAGAGCAGCAAAATCCAAAAGAATCAACAGGTCTAGTTGTCAACGGCAGTTATTTTCCTTGCAGGAATATTGCTTCTGATCCAGAAAACACTTTCGTAATTAGTCCTGTGGACTATGCAGGGGCAATGCTTGCTGGGACAATTGAAGCGATTGTGCATTCGCATCCACAGGGCACTCCAGCTAGTGACTATGACCGTATTGCTTGCAGACAAACCAAGCTGCCTTGGTACATTTATTCTGTGCCGGATCAAAAATGGTTAACTATCGATCCTTAGTCGGACGGCAGTGGGAGTATGGCAAGCATGACTGCTTTTCGTTGTTGCAGGGTTATTACCAGCTGCTCAAGATTGATATCCCGGACTTCCCTAGACCTGACAGCTTGGAGTATACGGAAAGCATATTTTTAAAATATGCAAAAACAGTAGGGTTTGAGCGTGTGTCATTCGCTGATCGCAGGCAACATGATGTGTTGATCATGAGGCTTGGGACCAGAAACCCGATGCACGCTGCAATCTATGTCGGAGGGGACAAGATTCTGCATCAACGAATGAATGGCATAAGTGCGGTAGAGCCTTTGCGGCAGTACTATTGGCGAAGGACCGCAGCTGTTTACCGTCATGCAACTTGTCCTGCTGGCAGGTGAGCTTGGCGAGAAATACGGCAAGCAACACGAGTATTACAACCTGCAGACACCAGCGGATGCAATCAAGCTGCTGTGTTTTAACTATCCACAACTTAAGCAAGAGCTAATTGAGGCGCACCATAACGGCGTTGGATATAAGGTGATCCAGGGTGGTGCGTCGATGGGATACGACGAACTGCAGCTGCCGTTTGGCAGTAAGCCATTGCTGGTAGTGCCGGTGATCAGCGGCAGTGGCGGTTCGACGGGCCAGATTTTGCTTGGCGTTGGTTTAGTTGCGCTGGCAATTATTAACCCTGCCGTTGGTTTTGGATTAGGCGGTGCGGCAGGTTTTGGCGCAGGAGCCGTGGCTGGAGCAGCAAGTGCGACCCTTGGCGCGACTCTTGTTGCAGCAGGCGGCACCCTTGGTATCGGGTTAATTCTTAGCGGTACGGCCCAGTTACTTTCACCACAACCGCAGCTTGGGAATCTTGGCGGCGACAGAATACGGGGCAAAGGCACCAGTGTTCGCGGTCCCGGCCCTGATGGTGTTACGCGAGGCGGATCAGGAGAGCAGTCTTATGCTTTTAGCGGTCCAGCTAATACTGTTGGAACGGGGGCAACATTGCCTGTCATTTACGGGCGTGTGATTACAGGTGGTCATCTGCTCGCGGCGAATCTTGAGGTTTCTGATGACTCTGATCCTCTTAAGCTCGAAACTCAGAAGCCATCGCTACGAACATTAAAAATTAACAGCGATAAGTTGAAAAGAGAGCTGAAGCCCTGTGGGGGCATAGATAGCAAAAGAGATGTCTTGCCAATTAAGGTTTCAAATTTACCTGGAAAACGGCAGAAGATAAGCAAGGTTTTCGGCAAAAATCAAGATCAACAAATTGAAACAGGTGCTCAGTACACTACTGGCACTGGTGGATCCAACCGCCCCCAGCTTGAGTACAAAAAGAACAAAGACAAAAGAGATGAGCTAGATGTTATATTTTCTGTAAACCGTGGTCTGTATGACTATGTAGCGGCAGAGGGAACGACTAAAATTGATGGCTTTATTACTTACAAAATAACCGTGGCAATTACACGCGGTGGTTCAGATATTGATGTTGCATCGGCGCAAGTAACTTTGCAAGGATTAGTAAACGAATCTCAAAATTTTACATACGGCCATCGCATGGAGATGCCAAGCGTTGATAAGCGCAATGGCGACGGAATGGATCTAACGGTTGAGATTATTGATGCAGCAGTGCATGATGATGCTACGTTTGAGCTTCAGGGTTATGGATACCGTCTTCTCACAGGCTAATGGCTCTTAATTCAAAAACTAATCTAAAGTTGATCGATGCCATTTGTGAGGGGCCTATTGAAGGCTTCGTCGATCGTCGCAAGAGCATCTTTTTAAACGAAACAGAGGTGTCCGTCGAACAGCTGGAACAAAGAGCTGTTTATGTAAAAGGTGCAAGGGGGACACAGGAGCAGGGTGACTTCAGCAGGAGTACAAGCTTTTATAACTCTCAGACGACTATTGAGCAGGTTAACGCGCAAATTGGGTCTAGCTATAGCGAAGAGTTAACTGACCAAGACTTAGTTAAGCGAAATGGCCGCGACTACGGAGAAGGGCAAGTTATCCGGGACATTACGGATCCAGAAGTTGACTTTGTAAAATTAGTTTTTACTGTTAATAAGCTGTTCTGTGTTGCTCCAGAAGGCTTGGCTCGCGGGCAACTATTCTCTGCTCAAATAAAACTGAATGTTGAAATAGAAGATCAAAACGGCAATTTTGATAAAATTGACATCGCTTCGGTGAACACAGGACGAAAGAATGTTATCAAAGGGATATCTAGGTCTGGATATCAATTTGAGACGCAAGAAATTGACTTGCGCGAATACAAGTTTCCCTATCGCATCAGAGTGAGGAAGCGTAAATTTGCAGATGCTGAGGATGCATTTGAGATTAGGTTTGAAGATCTAGTCGATCTGCCGAAAAGAACTCCTTTGGCAGACAAGCGTGCTGACGAGATTTTTTGGACAAGTATGGTTCTTGGCAAACGAATCAAAACCTCGTATCCCTTTACAGCGCTTGCATATTTAAGCCTTGATTCGGAGGAGTACAACACGCTGCCTGCAAGAGCTTACGAAGTAAAAGGCATGAAAGTTCAGCTGCCGTCGAACTACAGCAGCATTCGGGCTGACGGCAGTCTTGCTTTCAAGTCTTCAGATATTCCCTTTGATGGCAGTCTGACAACAGATCTGCACTGGACAACATGCCCAGTCTGTTGTTTTTACAACATGCTTACCAATAGCCGTTTTGGCGCTGGTGATTTTATCGACCAGTCAAATTTGAATTGGGTTGATCTAATCGATATTGCTAGATACTGCAATGAGCTAGTCACTACGCCGGAGGGGACTGAACCTCGCTTCGCGATCAATACTGTTATTGGGTCGCAGGCAGAGGCTTATAACGTCTTGCAAGACATGGCCAGTGTATTCCGTGGGATGGTTTTCTGGAAAGCAGACAACGTACAGCTTGCGGCAGACCACGGTGAGCTAAACGGTCAAAATGTTGATGCCATTCATGTTTTCAGCAATTCAAATGTTGTTAATGGCAGCTTTGTTTATAACGGTTCATCTCTCAAGACTCGTAGCACCAGGGTTCGTGTTCGCTACAACGATCCAGACAATTTCTACAAATCTAACTTTATTATTATTGAAGACCAAGCTTTAATCGAAAAATATGGCATACAAGAAAAAAGCGTAGTTGCGTTTGGCTGTACGTCTAAATATCAAGCGCAACGCATGGGACGTTGGATTATGCAGTCCGAAAAGCTGCATGATGAAACAATCACGTTCTCTGTTGGTCTTGAAGGTTTAAACGTATTGCCTGGTCAGGTCTTCGAGGTATCCGATGAAATGCGACTTGCTACGCGACTTGCGGGCAGGGTCGTTGGAGCAACTCGTGACTTTGTGAATTTAGACCAAACAGCAGTATTACCCGCCGGGTCAAGCAACAAGCTAACTGTTGTGATGGCTGATGGAGCCGTAGAGACCCAGGCTATTGCTAGCGTTAGTGGCGTGAAGGTGACTCTTTCAAGCCCTTTCACTCAGCCGCCACCAGACAATGCGCTATACGCAATTAAAAATGACTCAGTTGTTCTGAATAAATACCGCTGTCTTTCTGTTGCAGAAGGCGAAGGCGGGACTTATAGCATTATTGGCGTCAAACACGTTGACGGCATTTATAACATTGTTGATGAGTTAGACGCAAATCTTGCGCTACCTTCTCCGTCTATTTATGGAACAAAACCTGCAAATCCACAAAACCTAGCGATTGCGTTCCAACAAATAGACGATGGTCGTAATACAACAAACCGTGCCACGGTTTCGTGGGCTCGAGGACTATCTGCTTCAGCAGTTGAGTTTAGGGTGAAGTACAAAGTTGGCCTAGGTGGCAATTACACAACGGTTACTACTTCTGATAATTCGATTGACATCAACACTAATTTAGCCACTGGCAAGCGTTTGTATGTTGAGGCCAGGGCGATTGGCCCTGAGCCAGACCGTAGGCAGTCCGATGCTGTATTTGCCAACAGAGTTATTGGTGTTGGTGGAACCAGTGACACGGCAGACGGCTTGGCCACTATTGTTTTGCCGCCTGATCCGGAGAATGTAACTATTCAACTGGTAGGTGCAGATCAAGTTGTTTTGAGTTGGGCGGCGACGGCGAGTGGTCAAAAACTTGAAAGTTTTGTCGCGCATATTCGGCATAACTCAAAAACGGACGGTACTGGAACGTGGCCAAATAGTGTATTACTTAGCAAAGTTGAGGCACGAACCACTTCTGTCGTCTTGCCGCTGTTGAACGGTGAGTACCTTGTCAAGTTTGTTAATGACCAGAACCAGCGGAGCAACAAAGCAGGCAGTGCTGTTATTAACGTTCCAGATGCAATCCCTAAGTACGACTTTGAAGTAACTCGTGAAGACGCTTCGCCTGGGGAGTTTCCTGGACAAAAAAACAATGTTTTTTACAGCGATGTTTACGACGGTCTAATTTTTGATGGTGATGCGTCTTTTGACGCTATACCAGACCTTGTTGGATTTACTGATAATATTGACAGTCATTTTGGAACACAATTTTCTAGTGGCGAATACATATTTCAAAAAATAGTTGATCTTGGAGCAAAGTTCAACGTTCGATTGAATCGAATCCTTTCATCCAGAGGTCTTTACAAGAGCGACCTTATCGACGATCGTACAGTGTTAATAAATACTTGGTCAGACTTTGACGGTGAGATTCCTGACGATACTAACGTTGAAGCGTACTTTCGCAAATCAGACTTTGCCGCGACTGGTTTTATTAGCGCAGGTTCGTTAGTGGCTAATAATAGGTACACAATTTTAACTACTGGCACAACAGATTTTACTGCTATTGGCGCACAAAGCAATACGGTTAATACCAGCTTTATTGCTACTGGGTCGGCTGCTGGCACTGGCAGAGTGTATCCTGAGGCCGACATTGTGAACGAGAATGGAGATAAAATTCAATTTGAAGATGCGAGCAACATTCTTCAAGAGTCAGACATTGTGTTTGAAGAATGGATACCGTTAGACAATAATGCTTACGTCGGCAGATCGTTCCAATTTAAAGCTGTGCTGAGTACGGATCATGTTGACCAAACGCCTTTGATCGATGAGCTAGGAGTATCAGTGCAGCTGGAACGGCGAGTTGAGAACAGCGGAACTATTGGGTCTGGTCTTGGCACGAAGACTGTCGTTTTTAAACAACCTTTTTACGTTGATGACGACACCAAAGTATCTGTTGGCATTACAGTCTCAGACATGGAGGCAGGGGATTACTTTGATTTAAGTGAGCCTACAGCAACAGGATTTACAATTACATTTAAGGGCACTTTTGATGGCGATCAGCTTATCAATAGATTTTTTAGTTACACTGCGATAGGATACGGTACACAGCAAGCTTAGGGCTCGTCATGGCACAGGCAGATGGAAATGTAGCGAATGGCAGTGGGGCAGCTGTAAGAGCTGACATTAATAATCAGTTGGCTGCAGTTTTTTCAACCCATTCCGGCGACACAGCCCCATCAGGCACCTCCCCCTGTCAGCTTTGGGCAGACACCACAAGCGATCAGCTTAAAATTCGCGCAAAAGATGGAAGCAATAGCTTTACTACCCTTCGTAATTTTGACGGTGGGATTGTTTTTCCTGTAGGTAGCGAGGCTGCTCCATCCGTAACGTTTGGCACTGACGGCCCTGATTACGGCTTTTACCGCCCATCTGCTGGCGCGGTTGCTTTTGTTAGCCAGTTTACAAACGCCGACCATACGCTTTTTTCGATTGGCAAAGACAACGGCACTGATTCCGACGGCGTTGCAGATGGGCCGTCTTTGTACTGGGGGATGCAAACCAATCCCACTGCCACAAGCAATACGACAGGTGAAGGGTTAATTATTTCAAAGCGCGGTCGCATTCGCGTTACATGTAACAACAGCTTTTCTGGCGTATTTTACAGGGTTGGGTCGGGCGGAACGCAGTTTGGTTCGTGTGTCGAGTTTCGTTCGAGCGGCACACAAGCCGGGCGAATTGGAATCATTAGCGCAACAGATGTTTCTCTGATTGACGCTTCAGACCGTCGGTTGAAAGACAACATCACTGACATGCCGGAGGCCAAGTCTCGAATCAATCAGATTCAGATGCACCGTTT